TTTGACCTCCGATTGATAATTCTACGGAGGAGATCGCACGCTCGGCGACCCAGCAGCAGTCATCGACCTCGGAAGAAGTCGCAGTGTTGGAAGAGGCAGACTTCAGCTCGATGTACATGTCACCGACAAGATCACCGTTACGGGCAACGGTGACAGAGACGCGGCCGGAGTTGGCGGCAGTGCCGTTAACGGTCTGCTCGATGTTCTCCATCGCGAAGTTAGTGTGGCGCTTGTATTTCGCCTGGAAGAAAGTTACCTCAGGGTTACCAGTAAGGTAGACATCCTGGGCACCGTACGCTACGAGTTGCATAAGACCACCGGCCATTTTGAGAGTTGTTGTACTGTACACAGAGAAAATAATTTTGGGTAAAGTGCGAAATTTCGCATATGATATTTCCTCAACCTATCATAAATGTCCACACAGCCTGAGGAAATTGAGAGTGAAACTGAGGAGGGTGAGATTGTGAGTGAGGAGGAGATTGAGGAAACTGAGGATGATATGCCCGAGGAGGACGATGAAGATCTTATGTTCGAAGATGAGGGTATTGATCTTCCCAGTCTCATGACTTCCCTCCTAGCCACCGATGATGGTGACACTGTGTGTAGTGCCCTAGTCGGCATTTCCCAGCAACTTCAAATGCAAAACAAAATCCTGATAAAGATTTTGAGTGAATTGAAAAATTAATTAGAGAGAAAAATTGTAGAATATATAATTATGGACACTCACTTCATCGACAAGGAACCTAATAAGTATGAAGCACTCGCCGAACTACAAAAGCAGAGTATCCAGTCGATGAATGAAGATCCAATCGAAAAGCTTGTAAGTGATTTCGAAAAATTTTGGGATCTCAGGACAGAAGATTATAGGAACGCTCGTGAGTTGGGATATAGACAGTATGTCCACAATGATCACTGGGAAAACGGTAATCCGATGCCTTCCAAAATTGATATACTGGCCATCAAAGGTATCCGTGAAAAGCAACGTCGCTTCTTGATTGAACTCAAGAATCGTGTGAAAGATCTTAAAATTCACAAGAAGGAAACTGATGATGGAATTACCCTCATAGATAGAATTCACAACATTTTAAAGCAGGTTAGGGATGGATACGAGAATATTCGACGACATTACACATCCTATGAACGTGTAGTGAATCCTACCGCTCTTCCTCAAGTTAGTTCAACTTCTGATCCCTCTACTATGTGCGAAGACGATGTCGAGAGTTTAATACCGTTCCAAAAGTGTCTCATATTTGTGCTTGATGAACTCTACAAAGCTGGGTATCGCCGATACAAGGGTTACTGCTGCGAAGAGATTCAAACAGTAGAGCGCTATAGGACACGGGCCTGGTCTCCAAAGATGAGTATCGATGAATTTGTGTATTCCCTGGCCCAAAAGGACGATGATTTCAACAATTGGAAGAACTTCACGAGTAGAGGGAGTATCTTCAGGGAAGTCATTGATAACATCACAAAGTGTATAGATCCACAGTTTCCTGTGATTATTAAGCGTAGACATGTGTGGTCATTCAAGAATGGAGTTTTTGTAGGTAAGGAATGGGACCTTGATACAGGTTCCTACAAGTGCAGCTTTTATCCCTATGAGAGCAAGGAATTTGCATGCCTCGATCCAACTATCATCGCCTGTAAGTATTTCGATAAGCAATTTGACGACTTTTCTCATATCGATGACTGGAAAGATATCCCAACACCTTGGTTCGATTCTATCCTTGAGTATCAAAACTTTGAGAAGGAGGTGTGCAACTGGTGCTACGTTATGGGTGGTCGCCTCTGCTTTGACATTGGTGATTTGGACACGTGGCAAGTTATCCCATTCTTCAAGGGTATCGCCCGTTCCGGTAAGTCTACACTAATTACAAAGGTATTCAAGAAGTTCTATGAAAATGAGGACGTCAAGACCCTCTCAAACAATATCGAAAAGAAGTTTGGTCTCTCCTCCATTTACGATTCGTTCATGTTCATAGCTCCAGAGGTAAAAGGTGATCTTGCCCTCGAGCAGGCAGAATTTCAGTCTATTGTTTCTGGTGAGGATGTATCGATTGCAGTGAAGAACAAGCAGGCTCTCTCGATTGAGTGGAAGACTCCAGGCGTCCTAGGTGGTAACGAGGTTCCAAACTGGAAGGATAACTCGGGTTCCGTTCTACGTCGTATTCTTCCTTGGAACTTTAGCCGACAGGTTCTGAACGCTGATCCCCAACTCGACGAGAAGTTGGAGAGGGAATTACCTATTATCCTTCTCAAATGTGTCAAAGCCTACATCGATTATTCTGGTAAATACCGAGACCGAGACATTTGGAATGCAGTTCCTGAATATTTCAAAACTATCCAGAAGCAAGTGGCGATGGTAGCGAGCTCACTCATCCACTTCCTCGAGTCTACAAATCTGGAGTTTGGTAAGGATCAGTATGTGCCTCAAAGTCTATTTGTTTCTGCGTTCAATACGCATTGTAGAAACAATAACCTGGGGCAACACAAGTTCCATCAGGACTTCTACGCAGGTCCCTTCAGTTCCTATAAAATTGAGGTTAGGAACGAGTCAGTATCCTATCGTGGAAGGCAGTATCCACTTCAGCCGGTCATCTTTGGTCTGGATCTCATTGAAGAGCAGCTTATGACCGGGTAACAATCACTAAAAAAATCCTTACTAATAGTAATATGAGCCAGTCGGTCAAAGAATTTGTCAGGCAGTCTGGCGTCGATGTGCAAAACTCAGACTCTAACTCAAATAATAACTTCGCTCAAGAACTTGAAGCTGATATGTTTAGAAGACAGAGAGAGGATCGCATGAGGGTTGCGGGTTTTCGTGAACCTCTTCGACCCGAACGGCGACCTCTCCCTCGGCGCCCTCCACTCGAAAACGAATTTTCAGACGTTAATATTAATAAATTGGTAAACAATGCATTGAAAGAACCCATAGACACACGCGAATTCAATAACGATCTTAGCCCAATTAATGAAGCTGCGTTTGAGAGGGGACTCGCTGAGATGACACCCGAATTCGATGTTCTTGAAATATCCCCATTTAAACCCGGTATGTTCAATGCCATTGTTGACAGTGGATATGGACAAAAAGATCTTGTCGTCGACTTAAAACAAATCATCACTAAAAGACCTCTCGCTAAAATGCGAATTGCTGATGGTCTTTATATAGAAACCAGTGAAATGGTAGGTAGATACGGTAGACAGGCGATCGCTCTAAGGCATACACGCAATCTTGGTCTCAAGGGTAGTATGAGTATACCCCTAGTCACCGTGGAATTCAAAATGAAGATTTACAATGAGAACGGTGAGAGCACTGGAATTAACGTAAATATATATAAAAATGGTAAAATTCGATTTTCTGGTGGATTTTTGATAAGTCACATGTCAACACAACCAGAACTCGTTCGTCGCTACGTTGTTAATAATTACACATCAAAAGAACCATTCTTCTATGGTCCCATTCAGTTTAATAACTTGAGTGGTCAGTTCAGTGTAAATGGTGCACTTAAAATGGGTAATATCGCATCAAAGTTAAAGAAGTATGGTAGTGTTGTATATGAACCCGAGCTTACACCCATGATGTATGTTACTATGAATGGATATACACTTAACATTAGCAAAGCTGGCACCGTGCAGATTATGGGGGCTAAAAATCCAGCTATTCTCGAAAATGCTTATAAATCAATTTCTCAAATGTTTCGACAATTCTTTATCAACGGTGATATTGTTAAGTCCAAGCCCAAGGCGAAGCCCAAGGCGAAGCCCAAAGCAAAGCCCAAAGCAAAGCCCAAGGCTCTCACCAACAACCAAATCAATGCACTTAAAATTGATGGTAAAAGGTGTGAACGTATGAGTAGGAGTGAACTCATCGATTTGGCACGAAAAATGGGTGTTGTCAACTTTAGGATGAAGACGAGTGATGGCACTAAAAATGCAACCAAGTCTGTAATTTGTGAAAGGATTAGAAAAGCCACTGGACAGAAGATTGCAACTTTTAGAAACACAAACAAAAATAAGAATGTGAAACTTAGTGGATCTGGTGAAAAGACATTCAAAGTTGGTAGTAGAGTGTGCACCACAATGAACAAAAATGAACTTTTACGTGTCGCAAAGATTCTTAAGATCAAACTCCCTGAGAAGGTCACAATTAAAGAGATTTGTAAAGAAATTGAAAAGGTTCGTAACAACCTCACAAAGCCAAAACCTCCCCCTCCACCCAAACCCACAAAGAGGGAAATTCAAAAGGTCAAAAAGGAGAAGGTTCAAAATCAGAAAATACAGCAGAGGGTTAAGAGGGTTGGTTTAGATGACAATTCTATTCGTAAAGACCTCGAAAAACAATACGGTAAACCGTGGATGAACCGATACAAACCTAACCTCAACCAAGATGTTAGGAACATTAAGAATGCCGTATCGAAGGTGGGTTCCAATAATAGAAACAAGGCGCTCGGTGTGCCCAAAAAGATGGTCGTCGACAAGATTAAAAAAGATATGGTGCGCAACTGGAAAATGCAAAGGAAACGTAACCTTGAGAGGAATTTTGTCATGAAGAATGTGAACGTTACGGGGGTGCCCAATAATATGAAAAATAGATGGAGACGCACAGCTGCGGATGAAGCCCTTCGTAGGAATAAAATTATGACTGCTAAACAGTTTGCAGTCTTAAAGAAAAAATGGTTAAAGGCTGTTTCCAATATCAATAAAAATGGGAACGCGCGACGAACTGTTGGGGCGGCTCGAGCTAGGGTTGAAACGTTATAAACATGGGGTTCGAGTTGACGATGATACACGAACTTGGGGAACACCTACAAACTCGTGGATAGATATGGCGAGGGAAGAACTCCTCGATGCCATCATATACACAGTCGCAGATTACATTCGAAGTGAGGGTCTCAGTTTTCGTCAAAATGATGAGTCTGATGATAACAAACTCATCATGTCGATAGTAGATAACTGGGAATGTGTCAAAAGTCCACAACACAAGATGGTCCTTTGGAACCTGTTTAAGATTCTAAATAGCGACATCTATAGTTCTACACGTATTAAATGCGGTGAGACACATTATAGTGACTGAGAATTGGTAAATAGATTGTTCCCACATTCTAAGAACACTAAATGGCACTATCATGAGCCCCGCACACGTACCATGAAACACTACAACTCCTATTGATGCTGGATATTCAGTATGTATAGCACCCGTTGTAGATACTATCAACACAAAATTGATAATATCTATTATTCTTCTAAAAAGAGCCAAATTTATACCAGATGAAAGCACAAATATATACGCCAAAGCGCGTGCGACGGGATGATATTCTAGTATCATTTCGGGGGGTGCAGGTGCAGGTGCAGGTGCAGGTGCAGGAGGAACTTCCTCATTAAAAGCTATCGCCACCGAACCATCGGGTTTTTCTATAACTACATGTCGCATAACTTAATTTTCAATGCACTCTATTGTTTAAGTTCCCTGTGGAGAGTAAAAATTGTAAATCCTAAAATGATGTAGAGAAGATACAAAAGATTTCTTGGAACAAATGTAAACTCTTCGAGAACCTTCAAATCTTCCGGTTCCAGTTTATTCTTATAAAGATTCAATTGTTGAATTAAGAGGTGTAATAATCGTATGGACATTAAAAGCACAGCCGAACTGATAATGATGAAAGCTATGTTATAGAGAGCATTACCCTTACCACGATAAAATCGAGAATATGCAAGAAGTGCGAGTGAGATGGAAATATACGCACCCACATTCTGAAGAGAACGCTGAGAAAGTGATATGAGTTTTCCAAGTTCTGGTTTCATTTAATATTTACGGACATTTAATTTTCCGGTTGATGGTCTTTCCGGGTTCGGCTGTCTGTTTGAGATGGAACGTATGATACGAAAAATCATATTTTGGAAATGCGTCTTTTATTTTATTTGAAATTATACTAGCCTGAACTATGAGTGGTATACCCGAGCACACCGATTTTTGTTCGAATTGGAGAAACTCATCTTCCATTTGGACGAACCTCTTAAGGGCATTACTTCCCAGTTTGTCGGCGTGCATCTTAAGGTACATGTCCTTGGACGCACCATCACTGATGTAGAAAAATTTTGAGCCCTCAACTTCGTCAGACTTTTTCTGTTTATCAAACATGAGGAAGAAAACGATGAGAGCTACTATGAGGTATATCATTTATATATTACGGTGAAATTAGTTTTGAGAGGTCAGCAACTTTGTGGATAATGTTGAAAAACTTGTAGACATCGTCGACTGTGTCTGGCTTCATGATCTCAAGTTCAATTTGGTAACTTGCCTCCTCTTCGGAGTCCATATCAGCATTGTCACCTGAAGAGATGGTCATGTCGATACTGAGGTTCTTACGCACGAATGAGTGCCTCGTCTTGGTCCTCTTTCTGTCCATCTCATACTCCCCAGTAGTGGGAATCTCACGAGCAACACAGAAGCGAACATCGAGGGGATCACATCTAAAGTCTTCCTTTGCGACACTGATCTTCTGAATCATAGACTGTTCGCCAGTATCATCATCGGTGGTGATGCGAATGTTATTATTGTCGTTGTAGTAGACATCGACGGTCGAAGACTTGGTGGACTCCCAACCCTCATACTTCTTGAGACCTGTGAGCACTCGTTTCCATACATCCTTGCCTACATTGGTGTCAAAGAGGGAGCCGTTATGCTTTCCGAGGCGAATCTCAACTTCTATGTCACCCTCATTTTTGTGGGCTTCAAAAATGGGGAGAACACGATCGACGATAGCTTGGACGTTCATTTTTTCTTAACATTTACATTTTGCGTCATTCTCTTAAGTGTTTTTTGTTCATATTTTTTATGAAGGGACTAGGAAATCACGGAAATACTTGCTATTTCAACACAGCCCTTCAATGCCTGCTGAACATTCCAGCACTGTCGAATTATTTCATTAGACACCCATACACGGGTGATTGTGATTTCACTAAAGCTTATGGCGATCTCGTCAGAACATATTGGACCAGGGGAAAGGGTGACATTGCCGTCACTAAAGTGCTCAAACTTTTTCGTGAAACTTTTCCAAGATTCAAATCTGAAGAGCAGAACGACGTTCAAGAGGCGATTCTATGCATCATAGATATTCTCGAAAGGTCGAGACCGGAGATTAAACACTGGTTTTACGGTAAGAAGACACAAGAGACTGTGTGGCCGGGTGGGAAGTCATCGAGTCAAGAGGACTTTAGCGTTCACTTGATAACCTCCGAGGGTAAGGATATGGGTAAGATGTTGGAGAAGAGCACGGATTGGAACACACTCACAGACTTTGAAGATACTGATGGTAAGACCCACCACGTAGCAACTACACGTATGGTATTTTCGAAACTTCCCCAAGTTCTCATGATTTCATTTGATAGGAAGAGTCACATTGAGATTATAGAAAATATACTCATAGACAAATATGAATACAATCTCATTGCGACCGCTGTGCACGTTGGAATACAAGATGATGGACACTATGTAAGTTTTGTCAAGCGTAAGAATAAGTGGTTTTTATTAAATGATGAAAGTGTTGAGGAACACGAACTACCCGACGAAGCCGGTTTCTATTTTATGGTCTACAATTTAAAAACTCCTCCATCTTAATATTTTCCTTGATGTTCACTATAGTCCTGTAAAAAGTCCGTCGATTGTTGGGATGGGTCTTATCCCTTCTTCTCTTTAGAGGTTTCCACCACAAGGGTTCTTCCCAGGTGACATATTGACATTCGACGATAGCTCCATCCTCAT